CGCCCGAACATCCAAGATTTTGGAGACGATTGACTACAATTGAGAATCTAACTATTCCAGATTTTTACAACAATACAGCCGAATATTCATTGGATGATGTAGTCACATATAAATCAGATAATGTTCTTAGAATATATGTATGTTACAGAATTGATAAAGATGTGCCAGATGACTATACCTATCCTACATTTGTTGTAAGCGATGAGGAAGATGCGGATGGAAATTATAAACTTGAAATAGAAAGTCCAGGAACATATGATCAGTTTGATAAGCCAAGACAAGGACGACCTAGCAACACAGTTGATCCATTTCGAGTTAACTTATTCGCAAAGGGAATCAGGAGAGAAGTAGCTATGTTGATTGAAATGCCATTCGCACGTGCGTTCAGATCAACTGCGACTCCCGTTGCAGACTTAGAAAATTCAACGAGCTACAATTTTACATTGCTTTCCGTAAAACCGTCGAACGCTACTACACTCTTTAATAACCTAAAGGCAAGATTGACTACAGCTAAGACTACATTTGATACAATGTTTACAGATTGGTCAATATTAGATAATCTAATTCTTAAAGCATATGAACATCTTGTTTTGCTAATACAAAGTAGCGTTGATAAGGTAAAATTGTTAAGAGCATCTGTTAATACGATTAAAACTCAGTATTTTAACTTGCCACCGATTCAACAGAGAATATACAATAATCCCTACAGTTACTTAAATCCTATATCAGCAGCTGTTTTGGATAAGAGAGAGTTTAGAGATTTGGGTGTAGGCGATGAGGCTGAAATTTTATACAGTATAGCAAATGAAACAGATCCATTCAAAAAAGCCACACAATTTGAACTAGACTACCATAGAGAAAATCAAGCAAGAGTAGATGAATTAGAGAATGAGATTTATGATACACTTCTGACTATCAAATTACTTGTTGGTTATGATATGCTTGTACAGACTGCAAGCTCTAAAAAACAATTGGGTTCACGAATTATATGCGATTCATCAAGTTTTCTGTATGTCCCGATTATGGATTATAATGGATTACAATATTATGATAATCCTCCACAAGGATCACTGCTATGGTACGTAAATCAACTTATAATCGAATCAACAAAACCACCTGCTTATGTAACAGACCCAAGTCTTGCTAGTGCTCTAACATGGGAATCAAACAACCCCTTTGTAGTTGGGTTATCTCGTGTAGCAAAAGGTATCGTTGGATTAACAGTTGCTGCTTGGCAATCATTTGTTCCTGATCCATTTGCAATTTTTGGGATAGTAGAATTAGTTAGCGGTGGGGCAGTTCCAGCTCCAGTAAAAGTATCTTGGCCAACGTTTCATCAAGCAACCTCAGATCGCAAAAAATTTAAACAAATTGTAGATATTGCTAAGGATAGATATGTTCAAGAATCAGCTGGCGTAGATTTGAATGAGTTGGATAATCTATTAATGAGAGTAAGCTCTCTTATCTTTTTCTATCAAGATCTCATTAAAGATGTTAAGAAAATGAGAAGTGTAAAAACTATATATACAGTTGTAGGAGGAATACCACCAAATCCACCAGGTGATTTTGTACCCCCAATACCAAGAGATATTCCCGATCCACCCTATCTTGCAGAACTAGATAGAGGAATTCGATCAGAATTAAGAGCTTTACAAGATCATAAAGCAAATCTTGAGAATGAAAAAAGAGTAAAGTTAGGTAAACAACCAAAACCACCGACTCCAGTAGATATACCAAGTGCAAAGCATGCAACGGCTCAAGCAATCCTAGGAAATAGGAATCCAACTTCGGGTACATTTCCTACACAGATATATCAAAATGGGCGTATGCAGCGTGTACAAAGTAGTATAAATGATTGGAAAATAGCATTTCCTAAAACCCAAAATCCGCAATTTTCCAATATAACTCCTAAGGGAATAATTACAAATCAAGCAGAGATTGATGATGCTTATAGAAGAAGAGACGCTATTCAAGCCGAGTATCTTGAATCAACCAAGAAATGGAATGCTGAAATGGCAGAAATAGACAGTAAGATAGCTAACGTAAAATCTGATATTGACGCAACAACTAAATATATTAGCGAAGACGATTTAAGAGTTCAAACAGAAAACGCAAAACGTACCGATGCGAATTTAAGAGAAAAAGAAAGAGTAATGCAGTTGAACGAAGAGGAATTTAGAAAATCTCAGGATGATTATTATGAACGAAAGGCAAGATATGAAATTGATGAATATAACTATAAAAATAATAGGCAAGCTATAAAAGCCGATTTATTACAAAAAATAAAAGATTCAAAAGCTAGATTAATACTAACTGAAACTAGACTTGCAGATGGTCGTATACGATACAATTTATCTATTGTAGAATATCAAAATGCATTTAGAAACTCAAGTCCAATTGTAGAATTTATAAGTGCAAGGATTCCTGCTAATATAAGAGCAAACTATGCTAAGTTTATTGATAGATTAGCTCCACTTTCAACAGCTATAAATAGAGTACAAGTTTATACCAAGAGTAGACCAGCTGTTCTTAAATTAAACGCTATTGGCAATTCAAAGGCTACCGCAAAGGTCTTGGGAGGAATAGGTGTTGTCGCAGAATTGGCAGGAATTGGGCTTACTGCTTGGCAAGACGGTGCCTTTGAAGATTAGTTTTAATGTACTTTACATGTTAACAAAAAATGAAAAATATTGTGATTTTAGTTGGTGGAGCTAATACTGGTAAGACGCAGTTCTATAATGAATATACGCAAGTACAAGCAAAACCACCAACAATAAAATCAACACCCAATATTGCTATGTTTACACAACCATCTATGGTTCTGGTCGATACACCTGGTTATGTGAACTTTCGTAATAAATTTGAATACTCGTGGCAAGGAATCTTTCGTCAAGCAGATGTTATCCTAAACTTTGGAAATTGGTCAGAAAAAGAGATTCATGGTGATAAGCTTGATGTGAATCCTAAAATGATGACTTGGTCAGGAGATAACCAAGAGACTATGAAAAGAATTGAGGAATATTTACAAGGGAAATGATATCCATAACATGGCTTTTTATTGGAATTTTAGTTGGTCTATTGGTGGTTTCAGTGTTTATCCCACCAAATCGCAAGGTACCATCTTTGCCAACCCCACACTGTACAGATGTGTTTCATACGGAGAATGGGTGTGTAAAATTTAAAACACGAGAGGTCGAATGTACGCCAAGCGCAACCTCGCTTAATTTCGTCGCATCTCAACACAAATGATAGATCTCAAAAGGATTCTTCATGATGGAAAAAGTTCGGGGTTTCTTTCATTTATGATTGGGTTGGGTATAGCTGTTTTGCTATTTCACAAACCTTATGGAGGTCAGAAGCAACTAAGTGTAGCTCTAGCTGATATCGAAGGAAAGATTATTCAAAATGGCGGAAAATGCTACTCGTATACAGCAGAAGATAGTTTATGCCCTGTTGTAAATAAAGATGGCAGAAGGAGCAACTGATTTGTCCGATTTACTAGGCAGTGGTCCCGTACAGAATCCAACGTTGCCGCAGTCAACTACATTCTCCCCCATTGTAACCGGCGGAGGCGACCCATTTATCAGCCCCGTCAGCACAGCTGTTGGAAAGACAGCTACATCGTCACCAAGCATGGATTACCAATTTAGCCGTGTACGATATGCGATCAAAAATATTATGGTCTACTTTGGCTTCTTTGCCGCTGCTATGATTATTAGTCTTTCAACTCCACGATCTCTCATTCTTCAGTATATTCCTAATACCTACACTGCGGGAGGCGTACCTTCCTATATGGGAGCGGGTATTCTAGCAGGAGTAGCTGTTGCTATCGCTTATGTTGTAGGAACCCTATTTAGTTCTATTATTTAAGAAGAGTAGAATACCTTCCTAAGACCATATTGTTTCATACATTTTTCTAGGAATTTTTCACAAGCGTGACATGGTTTTGAATTGATGATTTGACTTTGCTTATTGAGTCGAACAACAATCAAGATACAACCACGAAGTTGTGACAGATCACCTAATCGTTTCACAACTGCGCATTCAGCATGTATCGTGTGGTCATTCCAACCAGCTCCACGAGACCTACTTCCAACGCGGTTTCTAGACCTCGCTATTTCTTTACCATTCTTCATAATTGTAGCCACGTGGAAATAAGTCCTGTGACAATTCTTATACTCCAAACTATCAACGTTCAGAGGAATCATTTTTATGTTATGCGATATAGTCAAGTAGTCAGTATGAATTCGTTTTCTAATACCCCAATACTTAAATTAAGATTAGACCCATTTTCAGCATTTCGTTCACAATCGAGAGGATATATAAGAGATCGACCAGCTATAGTCCATCCAAACATTATGTTCGGAGCAGGCTGTATGCTTACAGAAGAGTTTGTAGAACAAAATAATATAAGTCATGTAATTAACTGCGCTTTTCCCGTTGATTGTCCAGATTGGGCTCAGACCTATTTTAAGGATAAATATATTTGCTTAGAAGCTATTGATAACTTTCATGTAAATATCACAGAATGGTACCCTAAATTTCAATTCTTTATGGACCAATTTCTTAAAGAAAATGATTGTACCTGTGTATACGTTCATTGTCAGGCTGGTATTAACCGTAGTGGCTTCTTAACTGTACTGTACTGCTGTGTAAAACTAAGCTATTCATTAATTCCAACTTGTAAGGCAATAATTAGCCAAAGACCATGTGCCTTGACAAACTATGTATTCTTTCAACAAGTACGAGACTATATAGCAAAAAACATAGGTAAAGAATAATGGCAGATTTAGGTTCCAATAGTTTATGGAGTGATTTGGAAAATGTTGGAAGTAATGTTGAAGGCGCCGCTGACAAAGTGTCAAATAATATCCTAGGACCAGATTACAGTTATTCAGATAACATTCCTGGACCTACATCATTGGGTGTTGGAAGCAATGGATCTATTGGTCAGCTATTTACCAATGTAGATGCTGCGACTCAGTACATTAAAATTCTCATTACAGGAGATCCACCACTTGGCAATCAATACTATGTAAATACTGGAGGAACATGTGTTGCTCCTGATGGGTCTACTCAATCTCGTATGAACTACATCAATAATAAAGCAACTGGAGAAGATCTAGTTCCGCAAAGCATGAATGAGTTATCCTTTATTAGCTCAGATTTGAATGGGTTGATTCCAGGTGTAGTAGGTGATATTGAAGGTCTTGATCCACTTTATCTATTCAACGCTATGACAGCCGATGGTTCACCTTCTTGCGACTGCTATCAATGCCCAGTTACCAGCGGTTCGCAGTATGCGTTCTTGACTACAAGCCTAAGTCCAGATTTTGATACAAATTTATGTACAAAGGTTGACCCATCCAACTGTATCCAAAAGGAGTCATTTTCCAACCGCGGATCTGGTACAATGCTCCCAACTATACTTGCTTTTGGGGCTTTGGTTCTCTTGACATTTTCAGGCAAATGAATTTGTTCAAGTAAATGGACACTGTGTTCCGGATAAAGAAAGGTCGCGAATCATATCGCTCAAAGCAAACTGATATTGTGTCAGGGACACTAGATTCTATTCATCAGAATGTAGTCTCCAATATTCGCCAACAAGCATGTAATTTTGACCAACTCAAGCAAAAACAAGATGAATTAGAGCAAGAGATTTTCCAACTCGAGGATTCAAATGAATTAGAGGATATACTCAAATGTTCAAAAATGAAGCAAGAACTCAAAGAACTAAAGGATAGACTAGATGAACAAGATCCTCTGCAAAACTATTATCTAAAGAATGTTGATATTATGCTTAAGTATTATGGCAATACTGAAAAGCAGAATGTAGTTACAACCAACGTAAACGATCAAAATACATTTTTAAAGTATTTGAATGCGAATATTACTACAGATATCCCAAATCATTCAAAGAAGCACCTATATGAGGAATACACGTGTCGCATGAAGCTAAATACAGGCAATGAAGGTGAACAAAAGGATGTTCTATCTGAACACTGTGAAGCCTGTAATCTTGCTATGGAAGAAAATTCTGAAGATGGTGTCCTTGTTTGCCCCCAGTGTGGGTCTGAAGAATATATGATGGTTGTTTCAGATTTCCCTTCTTTTCGTGATCCACCCAAGGAAAGAAATAACTATGCGTACAAGAAGATTAATCACCTAAATGAGATTCTGAATCAATTCCAAGCTAAGGAGTCAACAATTATTCCAGATGAGGTTATGAATGAAGTTGTATGTGAGGTAAAGAAGAGGCGCATTATGAATATTGCGGAAATGACAGAAAAGGACATTCGCGAAATACTTAAAAAGATCAATCGCTCGAAATATTACGAACACGCAACCCATATCTTATCCAGATTGAATGGTAATCCACCACCCACAATTACACCAGAGATTGAGGAGAAGATTCGTACAATGTTCCAAGAGATCCAAGCCCCCTTCTTGTTGTATTGTCCTGATGATAGAACAAACTTTCTATCCTATTCCTACATCCTGTATAAATTCTTCGAATTACTCGAACTAGATGAATATAAAGCATATTTCCCCTTGCTTAAAAGCAGAGACAGATTAATATCACACGATTTTATATGGAAAAAGATTTGCGACTATCTAAAGTGGGAGTATATTAGCAGTGTTTAACGTCCTCGATAATAATCTCCATTGATATCTGGAAACTGGTCATAACCATGCATTTGTCTCCATATTCCAAATTTTAATGAATCTGTTCCAGGTTTCCAACGAATACATACTGGTCTACCTGACGCATCATCAGGCCAATAATAAATCTTTTCTTCAATAGGTTTCTTTTCTACTTTTACTTGTGCTTGCTTAGGCTTCTTTTCTTTTCCAACAGAAGCTCTATTTGACTTAACACGATGACACATCAAACACAAAGCTTGTAAGTTTGATGTATCATTTGATCCACCATCTGATAAAGGTACAATATGATCAATCTCATATCCTGCTTCGTCAAATGGACTTCCGCTTAAAGGACATGTATATCCTTCTACATTTGCTGCACATCTGAAACGTTGTGTTCCTGCAACTTGCTTCTTAACAGCAGCTGTTACCTTACGCTTTGTGCTCATTTTGTTGACATATTTAAAAAAATTAGACTTCAAATTCCGTTTTACTTCTTACAAGTTGGACACTTTGAGCAATCAACAACTTGTTGACTCTTTAATAGCTTCTTTTGTTCCTCAATTTCCTTTTTCATACATTCCATAGTTTGCTTCTCTAAAATTTCATCTTCAAGCTTTTGAAGAGCCTTATAATTCCAAATAACTTGTCTAAACAATATACTCTTATCATCTGGATCATACTTTGAAGGTAGTTGTGGAACAATAGGTTGGTAATGTGTACCAATCCTTTCAGGAAATTTTGGATTTCTCTTTAAAATCTCTTGAGCTTTT